AAGTAATGTGCATCGGTGATTCGAATACTGAAGGTGTTGGGGTAAACGATAACGAAACGTGGCCCGCGCAATTTACAAAACTAATATCGAACGGGATAAATCACAATTTTGGAATGGGAGGTAGGAGCAATGATTATATTTGTAGATGTTTATTAACTTATTATGATGTGATTAAACCGGATTTAGTTTTAATTATGTACACATCACCACATAGAAGGGAAATTTTTACAAAAGACGGAGGCATTGAACCATTTATACCAACCTCCTCTTGGGGATATTTATCGGACACTGAAGATGGAAAAAAAATACAATCATATAAAACAGAGTTACAAAACGATAATGAAGATTTTGTAAATTGGTATAAAAACCATTTATTAATAAAATATTTTTTAGAAACAAAAAAATGTAATTGGTTATGGAATGGATGGATGATGCCATCAATTGTTTATAATGAATCAAATAGATTTGATGGTAATTATAAGACGTCGTTTGTTGATTTTGGCGTTGATGGAGTGCATCCCGGACCAAAACATAATTTATTATATTCAAAAGAATTATTTAATCATATTTACGAAAATTTTAGAGGTTATTTACCTAAAGATTTGATAATTGAATGAAATTTTATTTGACATTTTAAACTATTTTCATTATATTATACTCAATGAAAATACTTGCTCACACATCATTTATTGGTAAGACGGGATATGCAAATCATGCAAAATCTTTTTTTTGTGCCCTAAACAAATACCATATTGTAAAGGTAAGAAATCTAACTATTGGAGATAGTTGGGATGGTATGAATGATACTCCACATGATGGAGAACCATATATGACTGATGAAATGAAGGATATGTTAATTCTTCAGACATTATTTAATGCGGATAAAACGAGATCAGATTATCCTATGTATGGATATAAGAACGACTTTATTCCCGACGTACATATCGTATTAGCGGAAACAAACAATTACTATTTCTACGAAAACTATGAAGGTTATAAGATAGCGTACAATGTTTGGGAATCAACACGTTACCCCGATAATTTCTTCCAACGATTATCCTATTTCGATGAGGTTTGGGTACCAACGCAATGGCAATTCGATTGTTTAGTTGAACAAGGATATCCAGCACATAAAATATCAATAGTACCTGAAGGTGTGGATGTTGAAACATTTAAACCGTTAGCTAAAATACCCAAAAAAGATAAATTTAGATTTTTATATTTTGGTAGATGGGATTATAGAAAAGGAACTACGGAAGTATTAAAAGCTTTTGGTGAAGTATTCTCTGGTAGAACGGATGTTGAAATGATCGCATCGGTAGAAAACCCATATCCATATGACGGTCTGAATACAACAGAAGAAAGAGTTGAGTTCCATAAGATAAACACTGAGAATATAAAGTTTATCAAGTTCACACCAAGAGAAGAATATATAAAGTATCTTCAAGAAGGTGATGTCTTTGTATCATGTGCTCGTAGTGAAGGATGGAACTTACCATTAATTGAAGCTATGGCTTGCGGAACCCCCTCAATTTATTCAGATTGGGGTGGCCAATTAGAATTCGCAGAAGGTAAAGGTGTACCTGTTAAGATAGATTATTTAAGACCAGCAAATATAGAACATAAAGATTTTCCTGGTGAATATTGTGAACCTGATTGGAACAATTTAGGGGAACAAATGTTAAATGTTTTTAACGACTATAAACGTTTTAAATCATTTGCAAAAGAAGAGGCAAAAGAAATACATGAAGACTTTAATTGGGATACCGTTGCAAAAACGGCATGTAAGGTTTTAGATAATCGATTTGACGATTTTGCATTTATAACAACCGGAAACATTGGTTATATGCCAGTGATCGAGGATTTAGTAAAATCTTTATTAGAGTTTTCCAAACGTAAAATTATAGTATATGGTATTGATTGTGAAGTACCATTTGATTACCCAAATGTAATTAAAAGGACCATTACAACGCCAAAAATATCTGAACATGATAAATGGTACTGGAAACAATGGGCGTGTATTGAATCTTTAAATGAAGGATTTGAGAACTATGTTTGGATGGACGGAGATGTGGTTGTTAATCATAATGTTGATAACATTAAAAATCACTTCAATGAAATAGAAAATTACCCAATATCAGATATACACGTACAAGAAGAATTTTTTGGTTGGTACGATAATGGAAATAAATCACAATTATTTAACGAACAAGTTGCGAATGAGTGGGGAGTACAAAAACAACAACCATACATGCATGTTTGTATGTACATATTCAATAAAGAATGTAAATGGTGGTTTGAGGAAATTGTAAACCATTATGTTTCACTTATGGAAACCAATCCAAATGATTATAAACGTTTATATCTCTGGAATGATGAGGGTATTGATAATGTAATGAGGTGGAAATATAATTTTAAAAAACACTTACCACTATCAAATTTTGACACTTCTTCTTATGATGGTGATGATGGGATGACAAATGAAACACAACATCATTTCTTAAAGTTTTGGAATGAAGAAGGTCCACAGAACTTTAATAGAATATTTGGATATCAAGCAATACCAAAAGATAAGAATGAAATTATTTATTTCCACGGTAACAAAAATGCGCAAATGTCTAATTTCATGGTTGATTTTATTAAGATGAAACGTGATAGTAGTTTTTATAAATCGGAACAATTTTATACTGACATTTATAAGTTAGAAAACCTGGGTGACATTAAAGGTGTTTTAGGTGGAACAATTGAAATTGCAAATAAATACGGATGGGCAAGGGCAATTTATCATGAAATTTTTAACCTATTAGATTATTACAAAGATAGAAACGTTAAACAAATACATGAAGGGGACATTGTTGTAGATTTGGGTGGTAATATGGGTATTTTTAATAGATGGGCTTATAGTCAAGGAGCGAGTAAAGTAATTTCATTTGAACCGGACAGAAGATACTTTAAATTACTTTCATTAAATGCCGATCCTCGCTCAGTTATATTCAATGCCGCGGCGGCCCATGAAATTGGTGAGCTTAATTTATACGAAAGCAATCACTTGGGAGGATCAAATGTTTTTGGTATTGAAGGTCAGGAAGGTTACAGTGTAAGAACATATACTTTAAATTATCTTTTTGAAAGTGGGTTGATTGATCATATTGATTTTCTTAAGGTGGACATTGAAGGTGCAGAACATGCAGCGTTTGCTGGTATCAGCGACGAGAATTTACAAAAAGTAAAAACCATCGCAATGGAATATCACCATAGTCATTTCAATCATGATGAGGAACTTAGGATAAACTTTATTAATAGAATGAATGGGTTAGGGTTCAATTCGTACCTATTGTACATGGGCGACAATAATTCTTTACAAATGATATATTTCTGGAGATGAGTAGCAATTTAGAAAAGTTAGCAATTAAATACGGAACAGATAAAAGTTCTGAGGTACATAACTATTGCGTGAAGTATGAAAAATATTTACCGTTCAATAGGTACGATAAATTGAATATTTTAGAGATCGGTGTTTTAAATGGTAAATCATTAAAAACGTGGCAGGAATATTATTATAAATCAAATATAATTGGTATTGATATAAATCCCGATTGCGAACAATACAATGATAGAGATAATAGAGTACATGTTGAAATAGGATCTCAAGACGATAATGTTTTTTTAAATGATATAATGAGAAAATATGGACCATTTGATATGATATTAGACGATGGTTCACACATGAACGAACATGTTATTTATTCCTTCGAACATTTATTTGAATCGGTTAAATCGGGTGGTATATATGTAGTCGAAGATGTTTCAACATCATATTGGTCATGGTATGGTGGAGGTTTAAATGACCCTAAGAGTATGATGGAATATTTTAAGAGATTAGCTGATGACGTCAATTTTAGAGGAATTGAAAATTTAGATAATCAAGAAGCTGTATGGTGGAGAAGAGAAGATTTTTTAATACCATACACAAATAAAGTTTTACCCGATTGTAGAACCGATATAGAATCAATAACTTTCCTAAATGGAATAATTTTAATAAGAAAAAGATAATGGGATATACACAATTTAATGATGATGTTTTTGTAGTTGACTGCTGGCCTGATAACAAAGAAAAAGAAAATGTTTTAAAAAAATTACTTACAAGTTTAAAAGTTTATAATTGTCCTATTATATTATGTGGGCATTACCCAGTTTCACCCGATATACAGGTGTTAGCCGATTATTACCTATATGATGGTAATAATGACATCCTATTAGAGAAAGATTTTGAAGAGTACGGTATTAATAGTGATAGATGGACAGACATGAGTACATATAAGATAACCAACAAAGTTGATTTTCATCATGACTATGCGATTTGGTTAACGATGAAAAATGCTTTTAATCTTGCTAAACAATTAGGTAAGCAATATATCCATTTCTTAGAGTACGATAACCTACCAGACGAAATTCAATATCGTCAATCATTCATGGAATATGTTAGAAGTAATGACGCTGTTGTTTATGAATATTCAGAAGGATCAACAAAAGAAAATAACCCATACAGTTCGGCGTATATCTTTTCAATTAAGACAGATGTTGCACTTAAAATGATTAGTCTTATTAATAGCAAAGAAGAATACTTTAAAGGTAAACCTGATAGCTGGCAATTAGAAAAACAACTATTTCAATCTATTAAGAAAGTAACAAATAGTGTATTTGTTAGTAAGTATATACCTAATGATAATGAACTTAATATTTTTGCGGTATGGAATAGGAATGGTATCTTAAAAAATGGCGCACGTTTACAAACATATTTAGGTGTTGATAATGCTGGACAATTATTCGTTCATTTTATTTCCGGATTTTCGGAAAAACCAGCAGACAAAGATTATCTCATTGAAATTAACTACGCAGGTTATAAAAAGTTTCATACAGTAAAAAAGGGCGAGTATAAATTAGAAAGATTAGGCCAATACGAAAAGGGTTTATCTGTTGAGGTATATTATCAAGGAAAGGAAATTTTCAGTCAAGAACTAAAAGATGAAATGGGTGAGTTTAGAAGAAAGAATAAACTATCAAGAAAAAATGTTAACGCTAATAGACGAACCAATATTCATTTTGTAGATGGTCCATTTGTTGAAATACTAGAAGACGGGGATTATTTGTATAATGTTCAATTTATCAATAAAAGAAATAATAAGGTTGAGCTTGATTTTAACTTAAAGAGTAATCATTGGGTTAGATCTTCTAAAAAATATTTTGTCGATTGGTTAATAAAAATTAAAGGTGTCGATAATGATTTTTATCAAGAATATAATATAGATTTAACAAACAAACGCGTAATGATATGTTTTGAATCTAAATCATTGGGTGACAACCTAGCTTGGATGGATTACGTTGAGAAATTTAGAGTAGATAATAAGTGTGAAGTATTATGCTCGTCATTCCAAATAGATTTATTCAAAGATCAATATCCAAATATTCAATTTATAACACCTGGTACTAACGTTGATAACATATATGCATTATATCGTTTAGGGCTATTCTATAATGATAAACGTGAAATTGACTATTCAAGACACGAAACCGACCCTAAAAAAGAACCATTGATGAAAGTAGCGTCAGATATCTTGGGTTTAACATATAAAGAATTAAAACCTAAATTGCCTAAATTGGGTAAAAAGAAAAAGAAACTTGTATCTATAGCAATACATTCCACATCACAATGTAAGTATTGGAATAATCCAACGGGTTGGCAAGAAGTCGTAGATCATTATAAAGGTAAAGGATACGAAGTTAGACTCTTATCAAGAGAAGAAGATGGATATATGGGAAACAAACATCCTAAAGGAATTACGATCCAACCTAAAAGCACCCTTAAAGAATTGATTAAAGTTTTACAAGAATCTGAATTGTTCATAGGAATTAGTAGCGGTTTAAGTTGGTTAGCTTGGGCGTCAGGAACTCCTACGGTTATTATTTCAGGGTTTACCGACGTTGATTTAGAACCAACAGAAGGAGTTACTCGTATAATTAATAAAGAAGTGTGTAATAGTTGTTGGTCAAACCATGAATTTGATCCAGGAGATTGGAATTGGTGTCCAATTAATAAGGGAACAAAAGAACAATTTATATGTTCAAAGGTCATTACAGGTCAAGACGTTATAAATAAAATAGAAATATAAGGTATTTTTCATAGATTTTATTCACAAAGATAAAAAATCAAGTATTTATATGAGTATAACAAAATAACCATATGAAAATATTTGACGCAAACATCTCGGGATCACTTAACGTATCGGCTTCAGCCCACATTTTTGGCGATCTTACAGTAGACGGAGTAATAAACGCAACGATTAGTGGTACAACATCAAACGCTATTTCATCATCATTTGCAACTAATGCAAATCTTTTGGATGGTAAAGATTCCACCGAATTCGCGATAACAGGTAGTAACACATTCAAAGCGAACCAAACAATAACAGGTTCTCTTTATGTTACCGGTGACGTAGTAATTAACGGAACATCATATAATGCCGCAAGTTCTGGCTCTTCTGGAACTTCAGGATCTAACGGTTCTTCTGGAACCTCAGGATCTAACGGTTCTTCTGGTACTTCAGGTAGTTCTGGATCTAGCGGTTCTTCAGGAACTTCAGGTAGTTCTGGGTCTAATGGTTCTTCAGGTACTTCAGGTAGTTCTGGATCTAGCGGTTCTTCAGGAACTTCAGGTTCAAGTGGTTCATCTGGCACATCAGGATCTAGCGGATCAAGCGGTTCGTCAGGTACTTCAGTATCAGTATCGGGAACGAGTAACGTTCTTGTTAAATTTACATCAACATCAACAGTTGGTAACTCAACAATTACTGACGATGGTACGACAGTTACAATTGGTGGTAATTTAACCGTTAACGGTACAACAACTACAGTCAATTCAAATACGGTTAATATTGGAGATAACATTATAATTCTTAATTCAGACGAAACAAGTACCCCATCACAAAATGCCGGTATTGAAGTAGAAAGAGGAACTTCAACAAATGCAAGTTTAATATGGGATGAAACGGCGGATGTATGGGAAGCGGGTTTAGCGGGTGCTGAAGTGGAAATTGTTACAGTTAGTGGTGGTCAAACACTTACAAACAAAACAATAAACGCATCTCAATTAGTTGATTCATCAGTAACAAACGCTAAATTAGCTAACTCATCAGTTACAGTAACAGCAGGAACAGGTATGAGCGGCGGAGGCGCTGTTGCTTTAGGTTCTTCGGTAACATTAACCAACGCAGGTGTAACTTCTGCAGTTGCAGGTACGGGAGTTGGTGTTAGTGCTGGAACAGGTGCGGTAACAATATCGATCGGACAAGCGGTTGCAACGTCGTCAAACGTTCAATTCAATGCTTTGGGTGTTGGAACGGCAGCGGGAGCAACGGCAGGTCTTATTAGGGCAACAAATGACGTTATTGCTTATTTTTCTTCTGATGAAAGATTAAAAGAAAATTTTGAAGTGATTACAAATCCATTAGAAAAGCTACAACAAATTAATGGTT